CATACGTACAAATTTTAATCTTATATTTACTACTAGCGGTAGGCTTAGTAGTTCTGGGAAGTTCAACGCTCAGCAAATACCTCGCGACAATCCTATTATCAAAGGTTGCATCAAGGCTCCAGCGGGTTTTAAGATCGTTTCGCAAGACTTGACTACAGCTGAGATGTACTATGCTGCTGTGTTGTCAGGCGACAAGAAACTGCAAGAAGTGTTCTCTAGTGGAGGAGACTTCCACTCAACTATTGCTAAAATGGTATTTGATTTACCTTGTGAGGTAGAAGACGTAAAGAAAAAATACGGCAATATGCGTCAGAGTGCTAAAGCTATTTCTTTTGGTATTTTGTATGGTTCGGGTGCTAATAAAGTATCACAGACTGTATCAAAAGCTACTGGAGAAGAGTATCCAGTAGACAGGGCTAGAGATGATATTAAACAATATTTTAAGAAGTTTAGTAAGCTTAAAAACTGGTTGGATACGCGCAAAAGCTTTATTGAACAAAATGGCTATACTTATAGTTATTTTGGCAGAAAGCGTCGTCTTCCTAATGTATTTTCTAGTGACAAGGGTATTGCGGCTCACGAAGTACGTAGCGGCATTAATGCTGAAGTCCAGTCTCTTGCTAGTGATGTTAATTTGCTTGGTGCTATGGGCACTGCTAACGATGTTGTTAAAGCCAATATTGACGCTAAAATATTTATGCTTGTACATGACTCGATTGTGGCATTGGTTAAAGAAGAAGACGTAGAAAAATACTGTGAAATTTTAAAGCGTAACACACAACAAGATTGGGGTTGTGGTATTCCTGGATTCCCTATTGGTGTTGACCAAGATGTTGGAGACGATTATAGTTTTGGCTCATGGGAGGAGTACTATGAAACTACAGGAAATAGTATTTCCCGTATTCAGGTTGGGTGAAAAACAACCTGAAACAGATGGCAATATAGTGTATTATAAATCAGAATATAGTGATAAGGATACTGCTGAACATACAACAAACTATAGGTTTGTAGACGATAAGTCAATAGATAAGTCTACTTTAGGCTTACGTAGACTCGCTTTACAAGGTAAAGCAACGTTGTTTCCTATAAGTTCAGCAGTATACTTTCTTGTAGATATTATTAAGTTGGCAAAATCAACAACGTGGTTTATTGATAGTCACGGACAGGTTTTTCAACATAAAAAAACTACACGCGCCAAGCTGACAACAAAGAAGATTACTAAAGTGTTACCTGCGGATGGCATAGGTTGTGTATTAGAATTACAAGGTATAGCGCATAGATTTAAAACTATGATTCAGCCTCAAAGTTATCACCAATATGGTGGCGTTCTATACATGGATAATAGTTACTTATTTTACGGATACTACGAATATCCCCAGAAAGATACTTGGAGATTAGTATAGTGGCAAAAGCAGTAATTAGTAACAGAATATATATTGATAATCCTGGTATAGAGCATACTAAACACGTAATTAAGTCTCTTACATACAAAATACACAAAGACACTGGATCAAAAAAGTTTGCTAGTGTAGAAACAATTAAAAATTATAAGTCGTTAATCAAGGGTATTTTATCTATTCCTCAAGGTCGAACAGATTTAATCCCTAAAGATTACGAAATTATAGACAAACGAGTATTAGTACCAGTACCTTTTCCCGACCCTAAGTTTGAGCTATATGAAGATCAACAAACAATCTACAATGAAGTAAATGATACTTGCTTTATAAATGCTTTACCAGGTTGGGGCAAGACATTTACAGCACTACACTTAGCTAGAAAGTTTGGGCAGAAAACATTAGTTATCACCCATACAGCTGCATTGCGAGATCAATGGATTGAAGAGATTGAGACTTTATTTGGTTGTGAGTGTGGTATTATTGGTGGAGGTAGTTTAAATCATGAAGATCATTTTATTACAGTTGCCAATATTCAAACACTTGTAAAACATACCCCTGAGTTAGCTAAAGAGTTTGGAACAGTTATCTTAGACGAGGCGCATCATTGTCCAGCAACAACGTTTGCTACAACAGTTGATAGCTTTTATGCACGTTACAGAATTGCCCTTAGTGGTACAATGATCCGTAAAGATGGTAAGCATATATTATTTAAAGACTACTTTGGTACTGTAGTGTTAAAACCACCTGCGTCTAATACTATACCTCCTACAATTCACATGGTAAAAAGCGGTATTAAACTTAAAGCTAATGTTACTTGGGTAGATAAAATTACTGATCTTACTCAAGATGATAAGTACAGACAGTTTATTGCAGACATAGCTAAGATGCATATTGCCGAAGGGCATAGTGTTTTAGTTATTGCTGATAGAGTAGAATTCTTAGAAAAGGTAAAAGAATATGTTGGTGAAAAGTGTTTGTTGGTTACTGGGGCAACCAGTTTTGAAGATCGACAAAAAGCCAAGGCTCAAATCCTTGCCAAAGAAAAAATGTGCATTGCTGGAAGCAGGCAGATCTTTTCAGAAGGAATATCAATCAACATCCTTAGCTGCGTAATATTAGCAGTTCCAATGTCAAATGATAGCTTACTAGAACAAATTGCTGGTAGAATTATGCGAATGCATGAAGGCAAACTAGACCCAATCATAGTAGACATTCAATTTGCTGGATACGCGGATAAAAAACAAAACACAGACAGGTTAGGGCTTTATCTACGCAAAGGCTGGAAAGTATTAGCCTAGATAAAATTTCACTTGTCAAATTGTATCCAAAATGGTATAATATTTATTAAGTTTTAGTATATGACCTTTTTCTTCAACCTTGAATTGCTTGAGTCCACAACACAGTGTGACTCTGTAAAATTAGTTGAAATTTTAAGACTGCATTTTATTAGAAAATCTATTCCTAAAAACCAATACAGTAAAATCAAACCGATTTTTAACTTAAACGGTAATAGTTTTCTAATAAACCCTGCTCAATTATTTACTGATACCAGCACAGATATTGTACACAAAGCACAATACATACGATTAGCGGGGCGTAGAAATTACGCCATATATAAACATTACGATTACACATATCTAGACCTATCTTATTATTCAGATATAGATTTAAACGCAATAAAACCAAATCCGCTACTAAAAATAACAGAAAACAAAATTCACTTCAAATACGAGGAAAAATAAAAATGGCACTTAGTTTTAAAAACACCAAAGGTAAAGCACAATCAAACAAAGTTGATTCTTATGAATACAAAGATGGCGAAAATACAGTCCGCTTAATTGGCGGAGTTCTACCACGATATATTTATTGGCTGAAAGGCACTAACAACAAAGATATTCCAGTTGAATGTTTAGCATTTAGTCGTGAAAAAGAAAAGTTTGACAACGTTGAAAAAGATCATGTTACTGAGTATTATCCAGAAGCAAAGTGCTCTTGGAGTTATTCTGTAAATTGTATAGACCCTAAGTCACAAAAAGTTGTTGCTCTTAATCTTAAAAAGAAATTGTTTGAGCAAATTGTTACAGCAGCTGAAGATTTAGGAGACCCTACTGACTATGATACAGGTTGGGATGTTGTGTTTAAACGTGTAAAGACAGGCCCTCTGCCTTTTAATGTTGAGTACACACTACAAGTTTTGCGTTGCAAGGCTCGCCCATTAACTGACGAAGAGCGTGCTATGGCTGATTCCGCTAAATCTATTGACGAGAAATTCTCTCGCCCTACAGAAGCAGATGTAAAAGCCTTGTTAGATAAACTCACAACCCAGCAAGATGAAGATGGCGAAGCCCCTTCATCTGAGCAAGAAGCAGTCAAAGAACTTGGTTAAAAAACTTAAGCCCGCTAAACAAAATGCTTAGCGGGCTTTTCTGTCTTATAGGACAATATGAAAGTATTATTTACAGCCGACCTGCATATTAAATTAGGTCAAAAAAACGTACCTATTGAGTGGGCAAAGAATAGGTTTAATATGCTGTGGCAACAACTAGAAACACTACAAGGTGAGTGCGATCTTTTTGTAGTTGGTGGTGACGTTTTTGATAAACTTCCTAATATGGAAGAATTAGAAACATATTTTGATTTGGTTAATAGTTGTAAAATTTCAACAATTATTTATGCTGGTAATCACGAAGCAGTTAAAAAGGACACAACTTTCCTTACTAATCTAAAACAAGTTACGAATCGCTTAAATCCATTAGTAGAAGTTATTGACGACTACTGTAAAATAGAAAATATGGATTTTATTCCTTATAATAAATTAAAAGAGTTTGAGAAGAATCCTTTTATAATTCGTGGAAACATTTGTTTTACACACGTTCGCGGAGAAATCCCACCACATGTAAAACCTGAAATGGACTTAGAAGTATTTGCTAGCTATGACGTTGTTTTAGCAGGCGATCTACATAGCTATGAAAATTCTCAAAAAAATATTATCTATCCTGGAAGTCCCGTTACTACTAGCTTTCATCGTGGGAATGTGGCTACTGGTGTTATTTTATTGGATACCCATAGCTTAGATCATGAATGGCGTGAACTACAACTACCACAACTTATTCGTCGTACAGTAACTGTGCATGACCCTAAGCCGCAGACAGACTACGACCACACAATTTATCAAGTTGAAGGCGATATGCAAGAACTTGGTGAATTAGAAGACTCAGATCTAATTGATCGTAAAGTAATTAAGCGAGACACAGACTCTGCGCTAATTCTAGACAAAGAAATGTCTATGTCAGAAGAAATTCGTGAGTATCTAGCATACATTTTAGAATTGCCCGAAGATACTATAGAAAACGTATTAAAAGAGTTTCAAAATTATGCAGACAAAATTGAAACTGAATAGAGACTTTAATGATAACTATAAAACAACTACGATGGGCTAACGCCTTTAGTTACGGAAAAGATAATCAAATTGATTTTGTTTCGGCTCCACTTACACAATTAGTAGGTAAAAATGGGCACGGTAAGAGTTCTATTGCTTTAATACTAGAAGAAGTATTGTTTAATAAGAACTCAAAAGGTATTAAAAAAGCAGATATTCTTAATCGCCATATTAAAGATAAGACTTATAGTATTGAACTAGACTTTAACAGAGATGACATAGACTACACAATTAAGTCTAGTCGTGGCACTGCTCAAACTGTAAAATTATTTAAGTCAGGTGTAGATATAAGTGCTCATACGGCAACCGCAACTTATAAAATAATTGAAGACATACTAGGGTTTGATCA